ATCTCCACCATGAGCTGGCGCACCTTGTCGAGCCACAGCTTCACGGTCTGCTTCTTGTTCAGCTGGTTCTGTGAAGTGGACAGCTTGAACCAGGGCCTGCTGGGGCTGGTTATGCCGCTCATCATGCCAGCCTGCGCAGTGCGTAGGGCCAGGGTCGCGCAGTTGTTGATGATCGCTGCGTTGCGCTTGGCCCCGGTCTGGTTCTTCTCAGACACGAAGAACCGAGCAGCACGAGGGATGATGAACTTGTTGAGCAGCTGCCAGTGACCCACGAAGCTGCTGCGATCCTGGATCAGTTTGCTGCGCCTGCGTTGGCAGTGCATGGAGATGGTCTCACCCGTGACTGGGTCGAGACTGTCAGCTGCACTCTTGTGCTTCTCGATGCTGCCTTTGATGTTGGGGGGAGCAGTCACAGCAGCCATGTCAGGAGCCCAACAGCGTCTTCATGTTCTGGTTGGCGGAAGGAGCAGAGGGCACACCGAGCCCACCCGTGAGGATGGTGGAGTTGTAGCCACCCGCAGCAGCTCGTCGCTTGCGGTCAGCGTCAAGCGCAGCAGAGACCGCAGGATCTTGCTCTGTGGCCTGCGCAGGAGGTGGTGTTGCAGCTGGAATTTTTGGACCCCCAAAACACAAATCACACCTCCAATGGGTCGTAGTCGAGAGTTTTCCGCTTCTGCTGCCGATACTTCTGCTGCAGTGCGGAGAGGGAGTCGTGCTTGGGCTTGGGAGCTACGGCATAGGCGAAGGTCAGCATGGCTGCGTCCGCACGATCAGGACTGCGCCCGATCTCTTCCTTGATGTCGTCCTTGTCGCAGATGCGGAACTTGTCGCCCTGGTAGGTGTAGGTGATGGCCAGCAGCTCCTCCTTGAGGAACTGGTCGCGGGGCAGCGCACCTCCACGCTTGACCCAGTTGTGCAGCTCGAAGGCCATCTCGCTTCGCTTGTTGAAGTAGCGCTCGTCGGTGGCCTTGCCGTTGAAGTAGACCTCAGTGCACTGGTGGCCCATCATGCGTGCAGCGTCGATCACGCCCACACCGTAGCCACCAGTTGCGTCGATGAAGCTGCCATCGCAACCCTCCCAGTTCTTCTCGCAGGCCACGACCTTCGCAGCCACGAGCTGAGTGTCGGGAATGTGCATGGGCTCCAGGGGATACATCTGCGCACCCTGTCGCTTACAGATCACGCTGTCGTCGCCACCCTGCCGTGCTACATCGACGCCGAGAACCTTAGCGGCATGTGTGATCTCCCGCTCGGTGTAGACACGATTCATCGCAGCTTCGACCTCTTCGTCGTTGAAGAGTGCGCTTACATCCTGTGATGGGAACTGGCCCAGCACACGGACCTTCACTCGGTCACTGTCGATCCCATACTCATCGATCAGCGACTGCAGGAACTTCTTGTTGGTGATCGCAGCAGTGCGGCTGTCGATCTGGTAAGTCTTCCAGCTCTTCTTCCCTGGCCGGAAGCAGTCACGGAATGCACCCTTCGCACGAGTCGGGTTGCCGAAGGCGAACTGCAGGATCTCAGTGTCGCTGTCCGTGAGGGCACCATCAGCCACTTCCCAAATCGTGTCGGGGATGGCAGAGGCCTCGTCGAAGATCAGCAGCACACGCTTGAACTTGTTGTGCAGTCCTGCGAAGGCCTCGGTGTTCTTCTCAGACCAAGGCACCATGTCGATGCGCCATGTCTTCTCATGCCCAGGCACGGTGCTGATCAGTGCTGTGGCCGTGTGCTCGAACCAGTGCATGTTCAGCGACAGACGATGCCACTTGGCCAGCTCTGCCCAGGTCTTCGTCTTCAGCTGACTCTCTGTGTTCGCAGTGACCACACCCTTGGTGTCTTCCTTCGTGGACATGGCCCACAGGATGATCCAGCTCACGAGTGCTGACTTGCCGATGCCGTGGCCTGATGCTACAGCCACACGGATCGCATCCTCGATGGTGAGCAGACCATCCTTGATGTCCTTCAGGATCTTGATCTGCCATTCATCTGGACCATCAAAGGTCTCAAGGTCCGTGCCCTTCTCGCGCCACGGGAAGATGCCCATCACGAAGCGCAGCGGGTCATGTGTGCAGCTACCGATGAAGTCGATCAGCGCATCCTCGAAGGATTGAATGGGCACTGGAGCTGGCTGTGCTGGAAGCGACTGCTTCTTCTTGATGTCGGAGCGCTTCGCCAGCGTAACCATCACTACACCCCACCGGCACGACTGATGGCTGCTTGCAGCTTGGCGACCCGGTCATCGTCCTTGATGGTGATGGTGTCGTGCAGCATGCCCAGGTGGCGAGCTGACAACGTGAGCATGCTGTCCTTGCTCACGAGCTTGACCTTCTTCAGGTAGCCGCTGAACACACGCCTGCGGTTGGGACCTTCGCCCTCCCACTCGAAAGTCTCGATGACCTCGAAGCCTGCGATGGCACGACGAAGATCCTCGGGGATCTGAGAGATGGGCAGCAGCGCACCGTTGTCGTCGAACATCTGCTCAACGTCGAGGTAAGCGATGCGCTCGACTTCTTTCAGCACACGAGCCACCGTGGTGCCGCATTCTTGCTCAGCTTTGGCCACGAACTTTGCAGTCTGAGCAGCCAGATATTTTGAGACCTTGGGATTTGTCAGTAACTTAGAACCAGTGATGTGAGCACTGCGTGAGGAGTAGCCAGCTCTAATTGCAGCCTGGGTAGCGTTTCGGTCCTTCAACCACTCAAGGCAGAAGGCGAGCTGCTTCGGGTTCAACCCATTGGAATCAGTGGCCAAGGCATTCTCCACCTCGAAGTATGGTGCAGAAATCTGTGAAAACACCTAGTTACAGAAAACTACAGCGCTCCAAATGTGCGCAGACTCAGGAGCCACACCGCTCCAGAAAATAAACACTACACGGGTGCTACACATGGGGAAAAGCATGTGTAGTGGGCGCGAACCCGCCAAACCACTAGCTCCTAGAGCTTTTTACTACACTACTACACTTACTTTAAGAAGAAGAAGAAGAAGAAGAAGAAGAGATAATAGAGTAGATATACATACTAGTAGAAGATGTCTTCCTTTTTAGCTCAGTAGAATAGGACGCTCTGTAGTCTGTAGTGTCTGTAGTGCCCTCGCAAACCCGCGCCAACACTGTCTCTGTCTTTTTGGTCACCCTCCAAATTTTTCGCATGCCGGTTTTTTCTTTCGGAAGTGTCACTTGACCACAAAAAATAAGTGCCTGATAATCTACTTCCTAACTTAATAAAGGAGACCACCCAGTGGCCAAAATGGGGCGACCTGCCACCACCTATCACATCACCAGAGTCTGCGTTGGTGACCCAGTTTTCAACCAAACGTTCACGGTGCGAGGTGCCCGAGGTGTCGCTGACATCCTGGGCATCGCGGAGTCGGATGCCTACACCGTGCTGCGGATTCTCGGTGGTGGGTTCAGCCGAATGGTCACCAGGGACGATGGTTTCGTCTACGAAGAGCGTGTCAAGCGGGTGGCCTGATGTCGGACCTCGAACTGGCCACCGACAGAATGAAGTCCTACGGGCTCACGCTTGAGCACATGAAGGCTCTCAACATCGAGGTGCTTTCAGCTGCGGAGACCAAGGCTGTGGACCCAGCCTTCTACAACCTGCCCACGCTGCGCATCCGCTACATGGACCCGTGGAATCCTGGTAAGCCGCTCACAGCGAGCAAGGGTTGGTCAGGATTCCAACGGCTCCGCTACCTTGTCGATCCCCCACCCACAACCAAGGGTCGCGTGCCCAAGTATGCGCAGTCAGCCAAGTCGGGGGTGTGTGCCTACTTCCCCACGCTGAGAGACTGGGCACCTGTGCGTAAGGACACCAACCTGAGCCTCATCATTACCGAAGGTGAGATGAAGGCAGCCAAGGCCTGTGAGCGTGGCTTCTACACCATCGGGCTGGGAGGTGTGTCTAACTTCATCAACACCGGGATTGGTAAGGGTGTGCTCGACGAGCTGTTGGCTATCGATTGGGTGCAGCGTGAGGTCTATCTCGTCTTCGACAACGATGGAGATCCGAAGCCTGATGTGATCGCAGCACTCAATCGTTTGGCTGCTGAGTTGTGTGAGTTAGGGGCCATCGTCTACAATGTGTTCCTCCCATCAGTGAAGTCGGGGAAGACAGGACTCGACGACTACTTCATTGCGAATCCCAGCACACAGGAGTTCGAGGAGCTGCTGCTCACCACACGCATCAGCTTGACCTTTGCTCAGCCGCTGTGGGATCTGAATAGCCGCTACCTGCTCGTGCGCTCACCCACCATGATCGTGGACCGAGACAAGGGCACGATGCTTGACATCGCAGACTTCAACGTCATCTACGGAAAGCTCACCCACCGTGAGATGAAGCTCACCGACCAAGGCACACCCAGCCAGAAGCGCATGCCCCTGGCACCAGCGTGGCTCAAGTGGGCCATGCGTGCGGAGGTGGACCGTGTCTGCTACTCCCCTGGTAGACCGGAGATCGAGAACGACACCTACAACACATGGCCTGGGTGGGGCACCACGCCTGTGAAGGGTGATGTGAAGCCCTTCCTGGCCTTGGTGGACCGGCTCTTCGATTCCACCTCTATCAGCTCGAAGGAGGAAGCACGGCTGGCCAAGGAGTGGTTCCTGCGCTGGTGCGCTTACCCCATCCAACACCCTGGCGCAAAGATGTATTCAACTGCGGTGTTGTGGGGTGGCCAGGGCACGGGCAAGACGCTACTGGTCATGGCTCTAAAACGCATCTACGGGGAGAACTTCCACGAGCTGGATGCGACAGAGCTGGACAGCACGTTCAATGGGTGGTCTGCGAAGATCCAGCTTGTGCTGGGTGATGATGTGGTGGGCAGCGACAAGCGCTCCTACGCAGCCAAGTTGAAGAAGATGATCACGCAGGACACCATCAACCTGAATGAGAAGTTCATGCCTGCCTACAGCATCAGGGACTGCATCAACTACATCTTCACCAGCAACGAAAACGACAGCTTCTTCATGGACCGTGATGACCGGCGCAACTTCATTTGGGAAGTGACCGCAGAGAAGCTGCCGGATGGTGTGGGTCGAGAGCTGCGTGAGTGGATGCAGACCGAGGAGGGGGGTAACGCTCTGCACTACTTCTTCCTCAACCTGCCCATGGGGAACTTCGAGCACACCGCGCCCGCCTTCGAGACCACTAGTAAGCACACCATGATCGACATTGCCAAGAGCAGCCTGGATGTGTGGTGCAGCGACCTGCGTGTGATCGCGGATCGCATCTTCATGAACAACAGCGCAGAGCTGTTCTGCGCGAAGGAGCTGCTGCGACTCTATGACCCCGAGGGTAAGCACAAGGTCTCGCCTAGTGGTATGGGCAAGGCCATGGGGCGTGCAGGCTACAAGCAGGTGCTGGGTGGCCAGCCCATCCTGTGGTCGGGTGGACAGGACAGGTTCTTCGCAGTGCGCAACGCAGACCGCTGGCTGAAGACCACAGCAGCCGAGGTTAAGAAACACCTCAGCAAGACCAAACCACAACCGAGCCCACTCGCGGCTCAATACAGAGGAGTGTCGTGATGTCTGAGGCTCAGTTACTGGCCTTGATGGCCGCACAGATTTACGCAGGGATCGATGGTAGTGGTGTGCGCAAGCCACCCATCTCAGTGAGTGACGCTGTGAAGGTAGCGGCTTCAATTTTGGATGAGGCCGAGATGGTATCTTTCAATAGGATCCACCGATGAAAGGCTCACGCATGAAACCCTACGACCCGAACCTCTGCATGCGCTGCGAAGAAGGCCCACCGCAACTCGGCAGCTCGTTCTGCAAAGCGTGCGACGATCACTTCACCCACCCACAGCCTGCGCCCAAGCCTGAGAAGGCTCGCCAGCCACCACGACCCACCACCCGCATTGGCTACATCCCACCTCGTGGTTAACACCGCAGCCACACTGATAAACTTCTAGGTTCTGTCACCATCCAGTTTTACAATGACCACTCAACCCAAGGGGCACCGATCCCCTACTCCGAGGAGCAACACCATGCCCGAAGTCAAGAGCAAGAAGTCCACGAAGGCCCCAGCCGCCGAGAAGCGTGATGCTGCCAACCGCAGCTTGGAGGAGCGCATCGCTGCGCGGAAGCAGAAGAGCAGCGAGAAACCCACACCCTCACCTGTCGCCGTGACCGAGCTGCCCGCTGCGCAGCTGCCCTTCGTGCCCAACGTCGAGCAGCCGAAAGCCGAGAAGGTGACCAAGGAGAAGAAGGAGCGCAAGCCCCGCACGCCGAAGGCCGAAGCCGCTGCGCCCACGGGTGTCGGCGACATCGTGGCCAAGATCGAGGCCCGTGTCTCGGCCAAGATCGAGAAGGTGCACAACCAGCAGACCAAGGCCCTGGTCAAGGATCACGCTGCCACGGTCAAGCAGCTCAAAGCCGAGCACAAGGCTGCGCTGAAGACCCTCACTGCCACGCTCACCAGCGACAACAAGACCTACGTCGAGGAGCGGGAGAAGAAGGCCTATCAGGCTGGTCTCAAGGCCGGTGAGAAGGCCGCGACCAAGAGCATCACCGCTGCACTGAAGGGACGGTGAGTCATGGCTACTAAGAAGCCCAACCCCACTGGGACGACCTCCAACGTAGGGGCGCACATCGAGAATGTCCACATCGACTCCCGTGTGGACAACAGCACCAATGAGCACACCCGCGCAGCTGTGGTGTCCCTGGCTGAGGCAGCTGCTGAGAATGCCAAGGCCATCACCGAGATCGCACGCGCACTGCGTGGTGCTCCTGTCACTCAGGGCACCGGCATCCACGTATCCAATGTGAAAGGAAGCTGACATGCGAGCTTACTGCGTCAGTTACACCGAGCAGCGTGAGGCCAAGGGTGAGCCCAATGTTCACCGTGTCTACTTCGTCGGCTCTGAGGTCGAGGCTCGGCAGTTCCGCATGCGCCTCATGGAGGAGAACAAGCTGAAGCGGAAGGAGATCCCCATCGACCTCGTCGAGATCCCTACCGGCAAGGCTGAGCTGCTGAGCTGGATCAACAACCGCGAAACCAGGAAGCCCTGATGTCTGTATTCGCTGCACTCGGACTCTCCGACTCAGCGAGCCTGGAAGAGGTGAAGCTCGCGTTCAGACAAAGAGCGCAAGAGCTTCACCCCGACCATGGTGGCGACCCCATGGAGTTCGAGGCTCTCCAGGCCATCTACAACGAAGCCAAGAACGAAGTGCTCTCACGGAAGTGCCCCACCTGCCACGGCACAGGAAAGGTCAAGCACTCCGTGGGCTTCAGCTCCATCGACATGCCGTGCCCTACTTGTAGGTGATGGTGTGGGGCCAACGATGACAGCCTACGAGCAGTGGAAGACCCAACCACTTCGCGTCAGAGACCACCCCGCAAATTGGGCCGAAGACTACCACCATGAGAATGGCCAATACTGCAACATCTGCTGCGAATGTGCGAGGCAGTTCGTCGGGCACAAGCGCAGGGTTGTGTGCAGACAATGCTCGAAAGGAGAACCGATGACCATCAAGAAGTCCTACCTCATCTATGTCCTGGATGGTGGCAAGCCCAACCAAATTTACGAGACCTACGAGGGCGCACTGAAGCGTGCCCAGGTGCTCGCTGCTGAGACCCGCAAGCCTGTGGTCATCTTCACCAGCACCCAGGTGGTCACTGCCGAGGTGCCTGAGAACAAGCCCACATTCACTGTGGAGGAGATCCCATGAACTGGCTCTCCATCCTTGACAACCTGCTCACGCTCGTGCTGCTCATCGGGTTCGCAGTCGTGATCGTCAAGGTTGTGGCCTGTGTGCTTGCTGACTTCGCAGGCTGCGATGACTGACAGCTTCCCCACCACCCTCACCCAGCAGGAGCGCAGAGAGATGGAAGAGGCTCTCCAGGCACCACAACCTCGCACGCTGCGCACGCTGCCCGAGGCCATGGACCGGCAGGCCTATGAGACCCTCGACCTCCACGCTCGCAAGATGCGCCTGCAGCTCATTCACCACGAGCAGTTCCTCCAGAGCCAGGGGCTCACTGAGGCCTTCCAGCTGTGGATGCAGATGCACTGAGCATTGAACTCTTTTCATTTTTCTTGGGGCCTAACCGGCCCCTTTTTCATTGAGTTGCGATTTTTGAAAAAAATACTTGGTTACAACGCATCTGCGCTGCTAAACTGATAGGGCACCAGGATCTTTGACAAGTGCCGCATGTGTTCGAGGCACACCGCAACTTCAGTTGCTAAGAGCTGACACTCAATGTCAGCTCAAAGGAGCCGAAGTTCCCACTCATCTCTCATCACTCACAAGGAGGTCCCCGTGAGCATTCTCAGTGACGTAGACAAGAGCATCATCCGCAACTACGTAGGTCAACTGCACGTAAGTGAACTGGACGCTACTGTGGCCGACCTGATCGCTCGCAAGTATCCCAAGATTACACAGGCACAACTCAAGGCCGCGCAGTATGAGGCTCTCAAGGCTCACCACGCCAACCAGGATCTCTTCCGCAAGTATCGGTTCTAGCACATCACTCATCACTCACAAGGAGGTCACCATGACCACTACAGAACTGGCGAGCTACATCGCCCCCTTCCTCGCACCGGCCAAGCGCATCGTCGATGCACTGCCCACCAAGCACACCGTCACCGACTTCACCTCTCCCGCCACCGCAGCCTCACTCGCTGAGCTGGTGGCGCACTACGCGAAGCCCAGCAAGCGCACCTACTACCTGGGTGCCTGTGGCCGAGTCTCCCAGCGCAAGCAGCTCGTGGGCGAGATCATCGCCACGGTGCGAGCCTGCAACACGGATCAGGCCCGGTTCCTCTTCAGCGACTACCAAGTTCGCCGCACCTACCCGATCAGCACCCCGAAGCCGTTCATCGGCAAGCCCGTGCTCTGCAAGTGTGGCCACTATCACTCCCACTTCAACGAGTGCCCGGTGTGTGCCAGCTGGCGCGGACTCGGTGAGCGTGGCTCGGTCGAGCTGGGAAGGGGTGAGTGAGATGAGCCACACCACCTGCCAGAACCTGATCAACAGCGGCATGGCCTGGAAGCTCGAAGGCCATGTCGGACGCACCTGCATGCGAGCTATCGAAGCCGGTGCCTGCATGCTCGGTCCCGATGCCCACCACGACTACTGGGGCAACCTCGTGCCCAGCCGCTTGATGGTGCAGCCAGGAACCAAAGGCTCCCGCGAGTTCGTCGTCGAGAACTTCGGCGAGGAGCACGCACTTGAGCTCGAACTCATCCCCAACGAACCCATGCTCGAAGCACTCATCTCTCAGGAGGACTAGATGTCCACTCGTTGCCAGATCAAAGTCGAAGGTGCAGATGTTCTGTTCTACAAGCACTCCGACGGCTACCCCGACGGCGTGCTGCCCACGCTGGAAGATGTCGTGGCGAAGTTCAAAACTGCTCGTGGCTTCTTCGATGGAGCCTATCTGCTGGCTCGCATCGGGCAGCGGTTCATGAACGACTCGCAAGCCAGTCACACAGCCATCCGCAAGGAGTGGGCCGAGCAAGGAATGAAGGTCTCAGCCACGGATGACTTCGATGTCACTGGCTACGGCTACGACACCGAGATCCACGGAGACATCGAATATCTCTACACGGTCCACGAAGACTGGACTATCACCATCGAGGAGAAGTAGCGTGATAGACCACAACAAAGTGCTCACCAACTTCGAGGTGGGTGTCGTTCTGAACTTCCTGCTCCACACCATGAAGCACGAGCAGCGGTTCGCCCTACGCGATGCCTTCCCCGTTCAATACGCCAAGCTCTACCCCACCACTGAGGAGAAGTAACATGGCCCACAATCTTCGCACTGCCGCCAACGGTGAAGCCAGCTTCGCCCATGCCGATGTGAACCCCTGGCACAAGCTGGGACAGAACCTCCAGAAGGCCACCAACTCCCTGGAGATGATCAACGCCGCGAACCTCAACTTCGAGGTCACGAAGGAGCAGCTCTACCTCAGCGATGGTCGCAAGGCTCCGGCCTACGCAACCATGGCCAGCGACACGCAGGCCCTCCTGGGGGTCGTGGGCGAGCGCTACCAGCCCCTGCAGAACATCGAGGCCTTCGCCTTCACCGACTCGCTGGTGAAGGGTGGCGAGATGAAGTATGTGACCGCTGGTGCCCTCGGCTCCGGTGAGCGCATCTGGATTCTCGCGCAGGCCACGAAGGACACCCCCATCGAGATCATCAAGGGTGACCCCATCGACAGCTACCTGCTGTTCAGCAATTCGCACGATGGCAGCTCTGGTGTCGAGATGCGCAGCACCTCCATCACCGTGGTCTGCCAGAACACACTGGCCATGGCCACCACGGGCAACGCAGCTGGCATGAAGATTCGCCACACTGCGAGCGTGAAGTCCAGGCTGGAGATTGCCAGCGGCATCCTCAAGGCTCACCAGGAGCACCAGAAGACCTGGGTGGCTGCGATGAAGTATCTGGCCAAGCACCCCATCACCGATGACCTCGTGCTGGCCTTCGAGAAGGCGATGTTTGGGGATGTGGACGAGACCCCCGAGGGTCGTGGCATGACGGTGCTCACCAACAAGCTGGAGACCTTTGAGCAGCTCATGTTGAAGGGCAAGGGCACTGAGATCCCTGGCCGTGTGGGGAACCTCTACGGGCTCGTGCAGGCCTACACCGAGTGGACCGACCACTACTCTCAGATCAAGGGCACCGAGGATCGCACGAGCAGCATCGTGTTCGCCAATGGTGCGAAGCAGAAGGCCAAGGCCCTGGAGCTAGCCCTCGTGCTGGCGAAGAAGGGGGCCTGAGATGCACGACTTCACGCTCCTACCGTCAGAGCTTCAGCTCATCATCGCCGACTACCGTAACAACCTAGCCTACAAAGGCTACTACAGCACGCATGAGGCAGTTCTCGTGACTCGTCGCGTGGAGCTTCTTGAGCGTGAATTGGCCAAGGTGTCGAAGTGACCCGCCGAGACAAGCTGATCCTCTACCCCGTGCTGGCTTCCATAGCAGCACTGATCCTCTACCACGGCTGTGCGATCCTACCTGACCTCGCAGCTGTGGTAGGCCTGCACTAAGTGTCGGGTGATCTTCGCATACCGGAACCTACAGACTCAGCAACTACGCTGCTTCACAACGATTTTCCAAACCAACGAAAGCACCTGTCCAGAGGCTGACCACATGACCACGCCAGGAAAAGCCATTGTGATCCGCAACCAGCGCAGGCAGCGGTGGGAGAACACCCACCTGAGCAATGTGCTGTGCGAACGGAACAAGAAGATTGACAGTCTCTGCGCCGCGCTGGAGTCCGTGAAGAACGAACTCGGCTGGTTCGGTTCGATGGTCTGCGAGGGACCGGATGTGATGCCGCTTCCCGATGTCATTAAAGCCGCCCAGCGCGACCTCGCCAAAGTCCACAACCTCATCAACGAAGCCCTCAAGGGCTGATGTCCATCCTCCGAATCTCCAGAGGTGCCCCATGAAACTGAATTGGATTAGGGTTGACGACCAACTTCCGCCTGATGCTCAGAAATGCTGGGTCTGGAATGGTCGCGGCATTGGCATTACGACCTACTACGGCAGCGTGTTCCTTTCCTGGGGCGGCGTGACTCACTGGCATCCCTATGTCGATCCCGAGCCCCCGATTGAATGATCTTGTCCAGGATCACCTGGACCATGAAAGGAAATCCCTTGGACCTCATCAAGCACCTTCACCGACAAACGGCTTTCTCGCAGAAGAACTTTGGTCCCGGCAACCGGACCCAGGGCATCATCGACCACATCCGCAAGGAACTGGCGGAAATCGAAGCGGCACCACATGACCTGGAGGAATGGGTCGATGTGGTCCTGCTGGCGCTCGATGGCGCATGGCGCTCCGGGCATACCCCCGAGCAAATCGCCGCAGGCATCGAAGCCAAGATGACCAAGAACGAGGGGCGCAGTTATCCCGACTGGCGCACCGCTGACCCCAACAAAGCAATCGAGCACATCCGCGCCTAGCGCGTATGTCCAAAGGACTGAACCATGAGCAACGGGGATAGACATGGACGCCTGCTTAGGCGATGC